TATCTAACTCTTGTGCTTTCTTTACAAAGCTTGGATACATTTTTTTGTTCTTCATAAAGCCTTGGGCTACATGGGCTAACTGTCTAAGCGTGACAGCGCTGATGCGATGATGCGCCATGTAATCAATTAGCTTCTGTCTTGCCGCATAAATTTGTTCAGTGTTTTGCATGTTTAATACACCTTTTGGTTCACGGCACCAACCACAGCCTCTGCCCAATCTTTCCAGTCGTTAAAGATATAAGGCGATGGGATAGCTTCATTCGAGAAGATATCAATGCCCTTCAATCCAACCGCCCACTCTTTCCAATCCGTTTTTTCGTTCGGGATTGATAACTGTTGACCGGCATAGGCTTCGCACATTAGTGAAGCCCACGAAGGAAAGTCGTGATATCGCGGATCGTATACCAGTGCAAGCATCTTAGTTCCCGTATGGGCGAACGTCGCCGAGTGTCGCGTTGAGCAGAACCTTGCCCAACTGATAGTCACCGCCCTGCACGTTGCTGCGAAACCGCAAGCGAATCTCGCGACGCTGCTCGCGCATGTCAATCTTGCCGGTCGTCGGAGAGAAAAAGTACGGCGATGAATCAACGTCATCAGATTGCGCAAACGGTCTGCCGGTGATGATCAGCGACATCTCGCCATTTTGCACGAAGTCCGGTTCAACGCGTTCAATACGCAGCCAGACGTTTTCGCCAACCGGCTGCGTGACAGCAGGGCCACCCTGCACCATGCCCAAGTCGCTGGTCTCGAAGAAACTATCAATCGCATTGACCTGCGAATCGTTGATCTCATCCACCCCAGTCTCATGCTGCCAGAGCGTAATTCGATTTGCGGTCGTGCTGAATGTAGCAGTCACAGTAGCAGATGCCGTCGTTGCCTTCGATAACGTGACGTCAAAGTATCCAGTCGTTGCGCTGGGCGCTATGGCTGTGATGATTGAATTGCTGGCGATGCCAGAACCAGTAACCAGTTGACCTAATGCGATTTGGTTTGTCTGTGGAACCTTGATCACCGTAGAAGTTGCTGTAATCACGCTTGCTGAAAACACAGCCTCTTGCACCGAAAGATCAGCGCCAGCGTTGATTGGAAAACGGAACACTTGAGAGAAGTATCCGGCAGTACGCGCAGCGCCCGGAGCAAAGCCAGCGTCGTACCAGCAGTCTTCTCGCACGTTGTAGATGATTGCGTTGTTGCACTCATCCGAATCGCCAGACGGATAGAACCACCAGATTTCGCCGAATCTTGGAACTTTGGTTGCCCATACCTTCTGACGTTGTGCGTAGTTCAGGTTGTCAAAAAAGTAGTTCTGGTTGAATGTGTTTTTGATTTCCTTCACCGTACCGTTGTACAGCAGGAATCGATCTACACCGCACCAGTAGTAGATGCCGTCATATTCAATCACGCATTGCGAAGACATGATCGATGACTGACTAGAAATGATGTCGTACCGCCAGTAGAAAGTCTGCGGAGAGCCAGACACGGTCACAGTCGTTGGAGTGTATGAGACGCGGATCAATGAATCCAACGCCCAAAACAAACCGGACGGAGCGTTTGAACCGCCGCGAACCGGAAGACCTTTGACGATCTTGGTGGACGCCACGTTTGTTTCGTTTGCGTCCGGGCTGTTCCAGTCGTATGGATTGCCAGCCGCGCAATTTTTGATCAGACCATTGTCACCATAGACGAAGACATATGGGTGCAAAACAACCACCCCACCAGAAACCTGAATCACCTCGCCAGTCGGTGATGAGCCAGAAGTATCAGTCAAAGGCGACAGGGTTGTGCCATTGATATTTCCGGCAAACACAGGCGTTGCAACTGTTTGGTCAATCTGCGCCAAGTTCAGACCCGGGCTTGCCAGCAGCAATTGATTGCCTGTTCCCTGCGAATCAAACGACGAATCAAACTGCCACAGGTTCAAGTCACTCTGTGTGAACGTGCCATTGATGGTTGCGACCTTGATGGAAAACCCGGAACCAGTGCCACCAATGCTTGCAGCCGCTGCGCTCAACGTATCGCCGACGACGTAGTTGTTGCCTTTGGTCGTGATGGTCACAGAGGTAACAGAACCGCCGCTGACCACAATCGTCGCTTTTGCGCCGGTTCCAGAGCCACCAGTCAATGAGACGTTGGTATAGGTTCCGTTGGTGTAAAGCGTACCGCCGACCAGCGTATTAAGAGTCAGAACACCAGCGCCAAACGTAAATTCTTGAACGCCAGCACCGACGCCATTGTTGTCGATGTTGATGACTTCGACGCCATTGTTGTAGCCGTTGAAAACCTGATTGTTGCCGTCTGCGGAGTTGACGAATATGCCACGGGAATACCCAAAGGCATCATTCGTGATTGCACGATAGCCACCGATCTTGCGGGGTCGCCCACGTTGGAATCGAACCCACTCACCGCTGGTGTAAAAGTTGAAGTCAAAGACAGTGCCATCCCGTTGAATCCCGGGCTGGGTGTCAATGGTCAGGACTTTTTTGGTCAAGTGAATACCCCACCTGAAATACCGCCAGTAAAGTTGCCTGTACCCACAATTGCCAGACCACTTGCAGATAGGGTTGATCTCAACACGCCAAGAATTGCAGTGTTGAATTCTCCAGAGGCTGCGCGATACACACCGGTCGTTGGCTCAGAAGCAAACGTCAGGGACGGGTTGCCAACGCTGCCATTCAGCAGGCTGATCGTCGATGCGCCAGCCAGCACGGTGTTTGCATTCAGCAAGTTCTGCGAGTCGCAGATCAGCGTGGCTTGGTTGTTCGCCGCAATGATGGCGGTCGATGCCCCACCCACCCCGGTAGAGATGGTCAGGGTATACCCACCTGCTGTGGTCGCATTCTGGACGTAGTAAACCTGAACGGTTTGCGGAACGATGATCGTGACGTTACCTGTCAGCGTTCCGGTGTACTTTTGAATTACGTTTGAGGCTTCCGTTGCGGTCAGGGTGTATGTCCCATTTGTTACCGCTTTGGTCAATTGCGTGAAATTGAACTGCGTCGATTTTCCGAGACCAACGGTGTAGAACGTCGTTCCGCTGCACACGATAATCGCCGAGTCCGCAGGCTGAAACACCACAGAACTAGACCCGTTGATGGTGTCCCCGCCGCTGCCAGCAACAGTCAGCGCCCCGGTTCCGCCGTTGCGCAAGAACATGAACCAGTTGTCGCCCAGCGTAGATGCCAACGTCAGGGTCAACGTACCGGCTCCGCCAGTCCAGACATAGGTGTTGGAGCGATCGCTGGCGACAGCGGTGTAATTGCTTGCAAAGGTGGTTACTGGCTGGCTCTGGTTCAGCGTCTGACCAATTGCCAGCAAACCGTATCCAGCAAGGGTGGCAGCATCCGCACCAGATGAACCAATACCAAAGGCGATGATGCCCCAAGTCCCTGCGGTCGTTGAGTTTGCGGTGATGTAGATGTACTGCGCCTGACCAGCGGCAACCGTCACAATGGTGTTCGCGCCGGTGAAGTCCTTGACCGTCACAGACACAGAGCCGACGTTGCGAATCAAGGCATCTTGACCCACCGAGGCTTGGTTGGCTGGCGGCATCCACAGTTCGTTGGCGGTGGTGGTGGTTGAGACCTCCATCACTCGGGCAGCGGCGTCGTCAGTGGTCGTGCCGTTGATAGGCCACTCCAACTGCAAGTCAGACGTCAGAATGATGCGGCGATACGATACGTCCGTCGGTTGAATGACGTTACCAGTAAACGGTGAGTTATAGCTCATGATTAGACATCCAGTGCGATAGCTTGACGGTCAGCAACACGCTGCACGTCTTCGGTCTTAAGGGTGTTAATGATTAAGTCGTACTGCGCCTGCCACATTGGTGTGCGCTCATCGTTCTTTAGGAACGGCATCGCCTGAAGTAACGAGCCGTACAGCAAAGCTTGCGGCGCATAAATGGTGAACCAATTCGTTTGGTTAGACGAATCAAGAGGCTGCACACGCTCATAGTAAAGAACCTCGAACGAATAAGCTGCATCAGGGGTTGGAGCAACTAACCAATGCGTGTAGTCATAATCAGCGTAGAACTTTGGAATATCTTCAACGCTTGCATCTGGAGCGTACTCCCGAAGATATTCATACTTTCTCAAGAGCACTGGGATACGCTCATTATCCACAACTACGTTCATTGATACCGTCTTGTGCCAGCGTGCAGGCTTGGCAATGATCGGATCACCCTGAACCATATTGCTTTCGTTAACAGTCAGGTTTCCAAGAAACTTGATCTGCGAAGCAATAACCTGCTCCGCCAGCATAATAAATAGGGGAATCTTTTCGAGAGTCGCGGTATCTGTACGCTCCAAATAAGATTGGATGTTCTCGACCAGCGAGTCATAAGTCATTACCGCGGCTGTGGTCATATCGGTTCCTTAACCTTGAAGATAAAGCGCACGCTCATCGTTGCGTCGCTTGACTAATCCCGGCAGTATTTTACCCCCGCCCTTAGTATACAAGAGGAAGGCATCTGCCGCCCCCTCAAAATCACCTCGATTGTGCTTCATTCGGATGCTTGAACGCTGCAATGCCCCTAGCCCGAAATTGAAGCTAATGCTAACCAAGGCGTCAAACCGCTGCTGAGTAAGCCCAGTAGCGCACATTCGAGCCACACCCCGCTCAAAGCCACTAAGATCGTTAGCCAGAATCGCATCTACTTCTTCCTTCGTAAAAGTTCTGTTGTCCTCTGGACGAAGTTCCACTTCCATCCTCCGATCAATAGGCAAATTTGCCTGATTCGGATACATCACATGCCCTACGCCAATCGTCCATAGCTTGGCGGGACACCGATAGGGTTTAAACCTCACCCCCTCGTGGTGTTTGATCATCTCGATGGCTTTAGCCGAGACTTTCACTTCTTGCTAAATGCCTGCGTACCGAACCAGAACGCCACCACGCTTGACCAGATAATCTGGGTTTCATCGTCCCAAAGCTGATCCATGGCTACGTCAAAAGCTACCCCAGTCTTCATGGCGTAGTAGAAGCCAAACACGTCCACAAAGACGAGGAGGGCGAACATCCCAAAGGTGATGGCAGGACGCACAACAGCTCGCGCATTGACGACCCACTGGCTCGCCCCTTGTCCGATGGCTATGTCATGGGCGTAAAGCGCTTGGCGCTCCTGTACGGCGGTCTGAGCGGCTGTTACGTCCGC